GTCGACTTCGGGATACCACTGTTGAGGCGAGATGTTTGATGTAATCCAAATGTTCTCGGCTTTGAGCACAACGGATGCTCCTTTAATTTCCACAATGACTGGATAACGGTCAAGCCATCGTAGCATATGCGCGATGTCAATTCCTCCTCGAAATTCATCGATGACAACATCGACATGATTACTGTAACCGCACCAGAACTTGGTCCTTGGGTCCTTAGGATAAGCATCAAGTCCAGCTTCATCCCATGCTCGTCTTGATTTACCAGTTCCAGTTGGTCCCCAAAAGACATTACAAGTGCGTTGTATTCCAACTGGTTTTGCATAATCCGACTGGATTGTTCGCAGAGTTCTATAATTTTGAACTCGTATATTAGCAGGGATGGCCATGATGTCTCCGACGATGGCTGATTCCCAAACTTTGTCCCATTCGACTTTTGAGTTTCTTTGAATGGGTTTGGATCCATATTCAAATTGAGTTCCTTCAACACGGGAGTCTTCTTTCCATACGTACTCTGATGCTGCATCAGATCTGGTGAGTTCGGCATGTACTCCCGGAAAGATTCTTTGAATAACTCTGAGTGATGCTTTCTGCTTGAACGCCACGATAACTTGCCAATGGATGAACCCTCCCAGTCCAACTTCTTGTTGTCCTCGGATCCATTGCATTTCTCCATGAAGAGCTGGTTCTTCTGGGTAGTCTTCACAGGACATGGTGAGCAACCAGAATATTCCTTGTCTTCTTCCTTTGACCATTTCATTTTTTTCGTTAGAAAAAATGTACTTTTTGTCACTTTATATAGGGCCTTTGAGGGGAAAAATTAGGGGGGAAATCTTTTTTAACCGGCCCGACTGCGGAAATATAATACTGTTTATCCGCACCATACCTATTGTATTTAGCGCTAGGTCCGCACCGAAGCGGACCGACGCAAGATGTATAGGTTATCTACAATTAAGCAACCGTCGGCTAAACCCCCTTTACGGGGGTGCGGTTCCCCCCAGAGGGAGGGATAGCCGTATAGGTTGCGTTCTTAGTGTCAGTAAACTTCGATTTTATGAGAAGCTAGTATTACTTACTGACACGGTTCTCATTTTCTCAAAATACAAATTTTTTTTATAACGATTTTTATTGATTGAGAGTCTCTGTATCTACAGTTCCTAGTTCCTCATTGATCTCTTGTAAGGCTGTTGCTGCCGCGTTTGTAGGTAGATTGGCCGCCGCGAAAGCCACATTCAATCTTCCGGCGTTTCCTGACACTGATGCACACACATATTCATTAACCGTAACATATCCCACTTTAGTAATCCCAAAGGTAGGGGTGGGGGTAGGTATTGCGGGAGTTTTGTCTAACATAACTTGACCAAGCCATACCGGCATCACAAATATAGTAAGTCCGGGCATGTATCTACTTTGTTCGATGACGTCTGTTGATGCAGCGTCATTTTTGAATAGCTTGTTAATTCGGAAATTCGCAGTTATAATTTGTTGTGATCCAGCTCCAAGTTGGATCTTTACACATTTGAGTACTTTCCATTGTTTGTAGAAAGTGCTTTTTCTTAATGGGGTCTCATACGGGTAGAACACGTCGGTTGCGCCGACTTGTCCTGCTATGGATGGGGTTATAGGGTAAACAACAGTTGCTTTACCCGCTGCCATTTGGAGATTTGCCGCTTGCCACGCTGTTAAGGGTGTAGATGTGCAATGAACTCTCGGTGTTAGATAGTAGATCCAACCCTGTTGATCTACATCTGCAAAGGACGAGAAGGTTGTTTTCATTGTATATGATTTTACCAAAAATCTGTCTGTTAAGGGTGTTATTTGTGAAGACAAAAACGCGCTTCCTGTGTTCGTAAGATATGGGTTAATTTGTTGCACTGCAGTGTGGTTTTGGAAACCAGTATACCCGGAGCCTGCGCTTGTTCTAAATTGATCAATGTTCCCCATAGAGAATAAATCATCAACACTTTGCTTTCCAGCTGTGTTGGTGGTGATTAAGGCGTGAGTCTGGCTATAATTCCATTGTCCAGAGTCGTGCTTTGGTACTTTTCGTTTAAGTACTACCGTAAACTTCTGAGCCCTGGTTCCATCGCTTGATGTAAAGCTGATTGATCCTGATTGCTTTGTTTTGGTCTTGGTTCTGCTTTTTGATTTACCGATCCATGTTCGCATTGGAGTATCGGTATCGATAGCTCGTTTGTTACCTTTCAACCACTTTGAAATCATGTTGTTTCCAAGACCTCCTGCTCCTGCTCCTGCTGCAGTTATTAACTGTCGCCAAGGGACTCTAGCTCGTCTAACTCTTGACCTTGCGCGCATTTGTCCCATTTAAAAAAGTTAAGTTTTTTTTTAAGATTAGAAGGATTTATTAAAATTCAACTATAACTAATCTTCTTAACAGTGCGTCTACTGTGGCGCAGTCGACTTCGGGATACCACTGTTGAGGCGAGATGTTTGATGTAATCCAAATGTTCTCGGCTTTGAGCACAACGGATGCTCCTTTAATTTCCACAATGACTGGATAACGGTCAAGCCATCGT